GCTTGGCGGCAGCCCCTAAAGGAATTGACCTGCGGCAAGGAAGTATCTTTTACGACGCAGTAGCCGCCGCTTGCTTAAAAATTGCGCAATTTTACGCAGATGTAAGCACCTTGTTTGACTTGGTGTTTATCACAACTTCGTCCGGAGAGTATCTTGACCGCAGGGGGCAGGAGTTTAACGTATGGCGCAACCAAGCCACCCTTGCGCTTTATGAGTATTCATATACCGGGTCGCTTACCCCTGCAATTGGATGGCGGTTTTTTCATAACGGGCTTTTCTTCGTGCTTAGGCACAACCCGGATGTTTGGCCGGAACCTTATCTTGAAGCCGAAACCCCGGGTACGGCAAGCAACAACATTGAGGCAGGCTCAAAAGCAACGCCTGTTTCACAGAACATGCCGCAGCCGTCAACCTCTACATTTGGGAATCTGATAGAACCCGGTGCAGAAGAAGAGAGTGACGACAGCTACCGCCGCAGGATCATGGAGAAAATTGCAGGGCCAGCGGAAAACGGAAACAGGCAGCACTATAAAACATGGGCAGAGTCAGTTTCCGGTGTTGGACGTGCCCGGATTATCCCCCTCTTTGCCGGACCCAACACTGTTATGGCTGTTGTTATTGATACTGAGGGAATGCCTGCATCCCAAACTGTTTTAGACCGTGTGCAAGAGCTTATAGACCCAATCTCAAACGGCTTAATGGTAGACATCGGACCGGACGGGCTACCCATAGAGCGGCCTGCTATCGCTGCCCTGGGGGATGTAGTTGCGGTCGGGAACGGTTTAGGGGATGGCAAGGCGAATATAGGCGCACATTTTGCCGCCATTGCCCCAAGCGCCGTCGCAATCGATGTCGAATTTAGCGCGGAGCTTGCGCAAGGCGTAAACTCGAACCGAATTATCGAGGACGTAAAAAAAGGCATTGACGAGTATTTTCGCGACTTAAACCTCAACAATCCGGAGCGGACACCTCTTGTGGTGCGAGTATCGAGAATAAGCTCAATACTCCACAATAATGACGGTCTAATTGATTATGCAAATCTTACCCTTAACCGTGGGAGTGGAAACATCGGCCTTACGGATAGGCAAGTCGCCGTACTGGGAGAGGTGAAAATCAATGCGTATATATGAAAACGCATGGCCGTCAACATATGAGGAGTTTAAAACTTGGTACCCTGTTTGGTACCGTGATGTCTTCGAGATGGACGCTATCTGGCAGGTNTTTGGCGGCCANATGGANAAGATACAAGCTTTGCTCATATGGATGGTGGACAGCAATTTCATAGATTATGCAGACGCTTCCATGATTACAAGGCTTGAAAACTTTTTAGGCATTGTGCATCCATATCCAAGAACCCTTGTGGAACGCCGCGCAGTCCTACGGGGTTTTACGGTCGGGCGCGGTCACATGGGACGCCGGCAAATAATTGAGCTTATCTCAATTTTTACTTCAGGGGAGATAGAAGTCAGTTTCACGCGACCGGGCCGAATAAACGTCGCCGTCACGAGAGATTTTGGTGACATGTTTAACCTGCATGACATAAACNTGATAATCGGTCACAGGGTACCTTCGCATTTGTCGCTTTTGATTGTTGACTTTCCCCGCCCGGTAAGAGCAGTCAATAATAATAGCTTTATTTTTGTTGACCTCTTGATGAATTTCTGTATTGCTAATATCACTGCCCCACGCTTTCGTCTNGACGGCTTGAGAAAGTTAGATGGGTCTTGGGTGCTTGATGGAGGGATGATACACGGCATTAGTTTTTTANCTTTTAAAATACACGTAATAGTGCGGAATTATGGGATCAAAGCCGAAGGTATAAACCTTGATGGAAGAAATTTACTCAACGGCACATTTTTTCTCAATGGCATAAAGACCGGACCAATAAGAGGTTTAGCAGTACAAAAAATTAATGCCGGAATATACCGTTTTAAAAATTCCTCTCGTCTTAGCGGAACGCTGGCGAAGATAAGAGAATGGAATCTTGACGGCCAACTCAAGCTTGATGCAGGCGCATCCATTGACGCAGCCCTAACCCTCGGAAAACTAACAATAAAGGAGGACTTGTAGCAATGTCTGAAAACACAATTATTACAATCAAGAGGCGTGAGCAGCTTTGCCTCATAACAAGCGGCGGAATATCCACATTGCCACCGGTAATGATGATTGCGTTTGGTGATGGAGGCGTGGACGGAGATGGCAACCCCATACCTCCGAAATTTGATGCAGATAGCCTAGGCAACGAGCTTGGGCGATATCCGCTTGACTCAGTGGCATATCCGCTTGACCCTGCACCACGGACAACAGCACGGTATACTGCCACTATCCCGGCAAATGATTTGGTAAGCGCTTCCATTAGCGAAGCTGCCTTGGTGGATGCGGCAGGGGAGCTATGTGCAATAAAGACAATGTACGTCAAGCGCAAGGACGGTGGCGTGACTTTCACATTTACATTTGATGACGAGTTTTAGGGGGTGCTTTATGACAAGAGCAAATTATGCGATACCGATTAACCCTGTATATAACCCGGAAATCCCCATCTTGATTGACAAAGACCCTGCAAGCGCAACGCTTACGTTTAATCCGCTTTTTTTACGCCTTATTGAAAACACTCATGCGCTTAAATTGACAGCGGATACGCTTAAATTTCAAGTTGGTATGCTTACAGGGTACGATATTGCCCGGACGGTAAATACACATGCCGACCTGCCAAGTGCTGCAGGGCTTCAGGCAGGGGCGCTTTTTGCTGTCCGTTCGGACGAAACAAGAGGTGGGATATCAGCGATTTACGAACTTAACGCAGCAGGTCAATGGGTTTTTGCCGGAGAAATGGTATGCAATCTGCAAAGCCAAATCCAGTCGATGAAAAATGACATTAAACTGCTCATGTACCTTGTCCAACAAATGAAGCCTGTAGGCTCATTTTTAGGCGCAGGGGCTTACTTGGGTGCGGATGACAGCATCCTAATCAAATAATAGAAAGGGCGATTTTATGCGAGAAATGCCACGCACCATCCAAACGCCTGCTGACTTGGAGCTGCTTTTTGACATGGTTTCAAAGCCCAGGCAGCAAGAAGAGGCTGCTCCTGTTGCTGCAATGGCAACTAATTTAAGTGCTTTCACTGGCTTGGAAAAAAACCTGTCTGCCGAAACATCAATTGAAAGAAGACAGCTTGCAAGGGAGCTTCGCAGACTTTTGGGCTTGCAGTATCACCGGGTACCCATCCTATCCACAAGCGGAAAAAAAGTAACTACACGTTATTTTCCGGAGATCGCAAACGCCTCAGTAACCGCAGATGGGCAGAAAGTAACAGGTTTTACCCACATTGAAGCCCAGGACACGACCGATGATGCCGGTTCTGACGGCACAACTTACGAAACGACGGACATCACATTATCCGCTGCACCTACAAACAAGGAATGGCTTTCCGTCCATATGCCGGATAACCAGCTTGTAAGGAAAGGTTTTGACCCTGCAAAAATTAAAGCCATGCTTGAAACGTTGGAGAAGGAGGTAAACCATGCCTAGAGCTATGCTTGATGACCCTACAAGAAGTGACCCCAGAGCTTTAATCCGCACATCTCTTTTTGCCCTCGTGTCAGATATTGTTGCACCACGTCCTAAGTACCTACAGGCAGCAGGAGACGCAACAATCGTGCTTGACGCGAATGTTGCAGTTACAGTAGGAAATTCCGTTTTTGCTACCGAGCGTATAAGCCTTGGCTCCCATCATTTGGACACAGGCGGGGCTTTCGTAATAGGCTCCGATTATTATGTTTACATTTGCGACCCAGGAGGCGGCGCAGACGAAATGTATTTAATTTCGCTTAACAGCACTGCTCCGCTTGGCTTTAACGCTCTTAATAGCAGAAAATTAGGGGGCTTCCACTTTGGTATGTGCCGCCGCATTGACAACATGAAACGCCCGGTAAACTTGGCTGGCGTTCCATGGGGAGCCGACTGGGAAGCAAACGTGTACTTGGGCATAGTGCCTGAGAGTGTTTGGACATTAAAACACCGTCCGTGCTGTTCACCTGAGGG